ATGAGTAGATTAACAAAAAAAATGATGGAGAAGGTAGTACTCCCAATGATGCCAATGGAAATTGAAACAAAAGAGGATTTATATAAATACCATGAAGTCAGAAGAGAATATGAAGATATGGCTATTAAGTTAGCAGAATATGAAGATAGAGAAGAAATAAAGGATTGCCAATATTGTTGTGGTGATGTTGATGGCAGAGATTATGTTCTTTCAAATGGAAGCGAAGGTATTTACATTGATGGGAACGGTAATCTTGTAGGAGATGATGAATTTGATTTTCAAGATAAAAGATTGAATTATTGTCCTGTCTGCGGTAGAAAGCTTTAGCTAATAATACAAAAATTTCGTGAAGGAAGGGACTATAAATGTTTAAATGTTGTGCTACATCAAATTGTATAGTTTGTGGCAAACCAGCAGTTCATCACCATGGATATGTTATTGCTAAAGAAAAAATGGCTTTAGGGAATTTAATAGATGTAAAAGTAACAGCAGGATTCTGTGATGATTGCAATAACACAATTCAATCTGATGTAAATGGATGCTATGGGAAATATGATAGTGAGAAACATGGATTCATAGAAAATATATTTAAATTTTATAGAGATAGGAGAAAGAAATAATAATTATGGAATTTACAAAGAAGCTGTGAGGTAAATATTAATGAATATAAGTGAAATGATAGCGAAACTAGAAGAAATAAAACGGGTTAATGGTGATCTAATAGTAAAATGCTTAATGACTGAATCTAGTTGGTGCACAGGTGCATTATTATCAACCTATAGTGGAGAAATTGATAAAGAGTGTTTTAAAGTTTCAGACATGGGATATTTATTTATAGGTAAAAATATAGAACGCTAGAAAGTCACAACTAGAAAAAGTTTTAAAATAATTTAGTTTATAATACTAAAATTTCAGTAAAGGAAATGGGAAAATGTTAAGTCAAAGTGAGTTAAATAAGATACGACAGACTGCAGAGTTATTAATGGATGAAGATATAATTAAACAAAATAGAGATAGTGTAAATTACATTTTAGATTGCTTTAAACTTCAAAAAATTGATCCAAGCTATATTTTTGAAGTTTTACGAAGAGGTTATTTACTTGAGTATGAAAAACTTGAATTGACCGTTAATAAGCAAACTATAATTCTTGAAAATGATGGTAAAGAACTATCACTTTATAAAAAAGTAATTGAAAAAATTAATTAAAGTTAAGAAGGTGTAATATGTTTGATAAAGCAGAAAGACATAAGTCTATATGTGGGGAGCTTAATAAAATTTATAGAAATAAAAATCATGACTATGGAGATAGTTTTGGAGAAACTTATAAGAAATTAGGAATTATATCTGCAGTTACAAGAATAACAGACAAGGTAAACAGATTACAAAGTTTAACTGTTAAAGATCAAAAAGTTAAAGATGAATCTATAAAAGATACATTAAAGGATCTCGCAAATTATTCAATAATGACATTAATAGAATTAGAGGAGGATTAAAACATGAATTCTTTTATGAAGAAATCAGTACCAGCAAAGTTTCCTCGACCTAACCCACCAACAAGTAGCATATTACAGCCAGATGATTATAGTTCTTTAAAATCCAAACATAAATTGATTAATAAAAATGAAGCTATAACAATATATAAAAATAGTTGTATTGAATATGTGAATGAACAAATAAAAAAAGGCTGTAAGAACAAACAAATAAGAATAGAATTACAAAGAAAATATTTATATGATGAGCTATTAGAAGAAATAAAAAGAGAATATAATATTGCATTTGAAACTGGGAAATATATTTGTCTATCATTAAATAAAGAAAATTTTAAATATGATGAATCAGGAAATATGACAAAAATAATAGAGGAGTGAATAAATGTAAAAATAATACCTGGTAAAATAAAATTCGGAGATCAATTAAGTTGGTTTCAAATAATTGATAAAATTTTAAATTAAAAATTAAAAATATGTTTCGTTAAGTACTTATAGGTATAGGTGGCGGTACTTCTATACCTATACTGTACTACAATATTAGTTCAGTAATACAAGGGGGATATGCAAAATGTCATATGTAGATGAACTTTTAGATAGAGCATTTAAAAGTGCAGTAAGCAAGATTTGGGCAGACGCTAAACCTGGAATTAAATATAGAAAAAGAGTTAGAAACAGAAATAAATTATATAAAATTAAGCTTCAATCAGGAATGATTAAGAGAATAAGGAAGGGCGGCAGATAGATGAATAAAGTTGTTTTAATTGGAAGATTAACAGCAGATCCAGAATTAAAGTTTACTCCTAGAAATGGCACTGCAGTAAGTAGAATTATTTTAGCAGTACAGAGAAAATACAAAAAGGAAGGACAAGAAGAAGCAGACTTTGTTCCAGTTGTTATTTGGGGCAAACAAGCGGAGGCTATAGCTACACATCAAAGGAAAGGTAGATTAATAGCAGTAAGTGGAAGAATTCAAACAAGAAATTATGAGGCTAAAGATGGTACAAAGAGATATGTAACAGAAGTTATAGCCGAAGAAACTAAGTTTCTTGAATGGGGTAAAAAAGAAGAAAATATTGATTCTGAAAATAATTTTGGAGATGAAATAGTTCCGGTAGATGATGGTGATATACCATTTTAAAAAAATAGAGAGGGGTTAATGTTATGGAATATATAAAAGAAGTAAATATAAATGAGGCAGTGGTTCATATATTGGACAATAATAGTGAGGAACCAGTATTAAATGAATATCAATTAAGGCTAGATGATGAATCCTATAGATATGTATTAAAGCACATAGAAAAATGTTTAAAAGATGAAGAACTAAAATATGCAAAATTTAATGGAGAAAAAAGTGTTGTAAAGGAAGTTTCACAGGAATATTTAAATGGTCAAAATAATTTATTAGATGTGTCTAAAGAATTGGCTAGACAATTCTTTATGTTAATGAAAGGTAATGACAATATATCTTCATGTGATTTAATGATAGTTTCTATATCAACAGAATATGGCCCAATGTTAGCTATATTAAAAATGGATTATATTAAAAATTATATTCATGTAGTTAATATGGTGAATGATAAAGTAGGTATAGATATAGTTCCAGAATGTACAGGATTACCTGCAAGTGCTAAGAAGATACAAAAGTGTGCATTTATAAAACCTATAAGAGAAAATCAAGAATTTAATTTAATGGTTATAGATAAACAAAGGAAATCTAAAAGTAGTGAAGAATATGGAAATAATTATTTTATAGATAAATATTTAGGTTGCAACATAATAGAAAATGAAAGAGATTCTACAAAGAATTTTGTACAAGCTACAGAAAAGTGGGTTAAATTTAACTTAAATGAAAATGCAGAAATATCAGCAAAAATAATAAGAGCAGTAAACAAAGTATTAAAAGAAAAAGATACCATAGATACAAAAGAAGTATCAAATGAAATGTTTGGAGAAAATGAAGATGTTAAATTAAATTATGAGGGCTTTATTGCTGAACATGGAGTAAAAGATAAAATATGTGTGGATAAAGAATGGGTAGATAAAAAGATAAGAAAAATAAAAATAAAAATAGATAATAATATTGATTTATATATAGATGAAGAGACTTACAATGATCCTTCAAAATTTGAAGTTAAAAATATAGGAGATGGATCTGTAAATATCATGATTAAAAATGTTTATAACTATATGCAAAAATAGGTACTGAATAAGAAAGAAGGTGATTCTTAAGGTGATGATTAATTATGGTAGATAAACAAAAGTTAAAAGAAAAAATTACAAATAAAGTAGGAGAACTTATAGATGCAACAGACAAGGTAGGAAATATAAATTTCTTTGAAATAAACATAAAACATTCAGAAAATCAGTTGATGGTAGAACTTAAAAATAAATATAAGGAAAAAGTATAAATATAGTTAAATAAAAGGTATTATTTAGGGTTGAATAATACCTTTTATTTACATAATTTAGGTGTTATATTTTTAACAAACTAGTCTTTAAAGTAACACTAAAATTTAGCCAATATTACTAATCAAAAATAGCTAAAATTTTCAATCCAATTGAGAATATTATATAAAAAAATAGATTGTATAGAAAAAGTTTAAAAAATTAAGCCTTAAAAAGAAAACATAGTAAAATTATAGAAAAACACTATAGTAACAAAGTTAATACTTATGTAACCAAAAACAATAAAAATATATAAAAAAATATGCTAAATGATAATACATCAATAAATTAATGTAAAAATATAACATTTTAAAATATAAATTTATAAAGCTAGTAATATCAACGTTTTAAGCGGTGCTAAAGAAAGGAGATGGAGTTATAAAATAAATGGAAAAAATTTACAGCATGTCAAACGCAAAAATATCACAAAAGGAACAAAAGGATAAAATTAACATTGATAAAAAAGAAATTAAAATAATAAAAAAAGTTCCTAAAAAGTACAGGAAATATTTAGTTGAATTTATAGAAGTATCATCTCAGGAAGAAAGAAATGTAAAACCTAAGAGTAAATCAACTATAGATAGTTATTTGTTAGATATAGTTCAATTTTTAAACTTTATATATTATAAAGATAAAGAATTGTTAGATATAACTTCTAGAGATATAGAGGGATTTAAAAAATTCTTGTTAAATAAAAAAAGGCTTAAAGTAAAAACAGTAAATAGGAAATTAACAGCAATAAATCAATTTTTAAAAATAAATAATATAGATGTAGTGGTTAGGCAATTGGTAGAACAAAAGCAAAATTATTTAAACAATATTTTAAATAAAGAAGAAATAGAAAGAATGCTAAAATGTTGTAAATCTAAAAGGAATAGAGCTATTATAAGCACCTTATATCTTACAGGTGTAAGAGTATCGGAGTTATTACAATTAACTGTGCATGATGTTAATAAAAAAAATATTAGTATCAAGGGCAAAGGTGGAAAATATAGAGATATATTTGTAACTAAAAAATTAAATAAGGTATTAAATGATTATCTAGAAGTAAGAAAAGAAGATCCTAGCGATAAATTGTTTATTGGCATTAATGGACCATTAAAAAGAAGAAGTATAAACAAAATTATAAAATCATATGCAGCTGAAGCAGGTGTTAAAAAGAGTAAGGCACATCCTCATAATTTTCGTCATGTATTTTGCAAGAATCTAGCAGATAAAAAGGTTAGTATTGAAATAATTGCTGACTTAGCTGGTCATACAGATTTAAATACTACAAGAATATATACTAAACAGACTAAAGAAGAGCTAATAAATATTTTAGAAGATATGTAGAACATCATTTTAGATAAATTTAGTAAATGCAACGTAATATAACTTATGTTGCATTTATTTAATTTAAGGTATATAATATTAATATGAAATGCAACATAATTTAATATTATATTATTAAATCTAATGCAACATAATTTATGGAGGTATATATTATGTTAAAAATGTTTAAAAATTATTTAATTGAAGAAGGTAAAAGTGTTAATACAATAAATACATATACAAGGCATGTACGTGGATATATAAATTGGTTTAAGGATACAACAGGTGGAGAAATAAATAAATTATATAGATCTAATATATTAGAATATAAATCTTTTTTACAAAATATAAAGCAAGATAGTGCTAAAACAATAAATAATAAATTTAGTGCTTTAATAAAGTTCAATGAATTTTTGATAGAAAAAGGAATACAAACAGATGTAGTAATAACTAAGAAAGACTTTATAAAAGTCCAAACACAAGTAGCGAGTTTGGCCACAGTATCTAAAAAAGATGTTGAGGCATTTAGGCAAAAAGTTTTAGAATATGAAGGAATAAGAAATTATGCTATAGTTACAATAATGGCTTATGGAGGACTTAGAATATCAGAGGCTTTAAATTTAAAAATGAATAATATAAATTTAACTTCTAAAGAATTAATAGTTAAAGAGGGAAAAGGGAATAAAGAAAGAATAGTTTATATAAACTCTAAGATTATAGAATCAATAAAGGAATATTTAAAAGGACGTAAACAAGATAATACAGATTATTTGTTTGTAAGTAATAAGGGCGGTAAAATAGATAGAACTGTAATAAATAAAGTTTTTAAGAAGTATTCAGATAAGATAATACCACGTACACTTAGACATTTTTTTTGCAGTAATGCCTTAGAAAGTGGTTATAGTGTACATGAGGTAGCTAATCAAGCTGGACATAGTAATATTCATACAACTTTAATTTACACAAATCCTTCAAAAGAAAAAATGAAAAATAAAGCAGAATTATTATAATATGTATATATTTATTTGATAATATATTGTATAATATATTGTGAAATGAATAAAATTTATAAATTAGATGTTATAAATAGGCTGACCGAGTAACGGAGGCACTATTCCATAATAGGAGTAGTGCCTTTTTATATTTTTTTGGGAGGTATAGATAATGAATAGTTATGAAGATTTAATAAGATTAATAGAAATTCATGAAGAAATTTTGTCTACCTATAAAAGAAGTCTTAATAAAACTAATGAATTTTTATTATATAGTGGTGCTCCTGAAGGGTATAAAAAATCAACTAGTTATGTAGATGCAGATTGTAGACATGCTAGTAAAAAATTTCTTCATGCAGATATGATAGAAGATCTAATCTATGGAACTGACAAAATTAGAAATATGATTATTAAAGAAGAAGAGATATTAAAAGGTTTATATAAAACAAAAGAGAATATAAAATGCAAACTTAATGGACTAACTGGAATACAATATAAGGTTGCCTATCTTAAAGAGGTAGAAGGATATAATCTTATTCAAATAGCTTGTAAATTAGAAAAATCTTATGATTATATTAAAGAAATAAGTTCGAAGATAAAGAAACATAGAAAAAATACAATATCCCACTTTTAACCCACTTTGAAATCTAAAAAATGATATATAATGTTAATATGGATAAGAAAGCATTCAGAATAAATATCTGAGTGCTTTTTTTATGTAGAAATTTAATTAGAGGTGAGTTGTATGAAAATAGGAAAAATTTTAGAAGTGCAGCAACCTAATAAGCATAAGACTTTAAAAAATAATAAATATAATGAAAAATATAAAAAGAATGAAGAAAACAAGGAAAAACTTTTGTTTTCTGATGTTGTAAATCTTATGAAACATGATAGTTATTATAGAGGGAAAAAAGGGAGAATAAGACAAAAGACATGGGGAGAATAGTTTAAGTTACCTAAAAATAATTATGTAAAATAAATCTTAAAGTAAACTTATTGTAAATAGCGAGGTGGTGGTATGGCAAGAGCTAGAAGTCCAAATAGAGATAAGGCTTTAGATATATATATTAAAAGTAACGGTAAATTAAAACCAAAACAAATAGCTGAAATGTTATCAGAGACAGAAGAAAAACCAGTAAAAGATTCTTTGATTAGAAAATGGAAATCACAGGATAAATGGGAGGATATTTTAAATGGTACGTTACCGTTACCTAATAGTAATGTTATATATAATCCAAATAATAAAGAACACCCTGAAAAAGCACGTTGGGGAAATGCAAGTAGTGTTGGGTATGGAGCACCAATAGGGAATTTAAATAACCTAAAACATGGAGCTTATCAATCCCTTTACGTTGATAGATTAAGTCCTGAAGAAAGGGAACTATATGAAAAAGCTAGTCCAGAACCAACTTTTGATGAAGAAATAAAATTATTAAGATTGAAAATTGCCAGACTTTTAAATCGTGAAAAAACATTTTTTTATGATATGTTTGGTAAAAAGCATAAGAAGGATATTACTGAAGAAAATAGAGAAACTGGTATATTGGCATGCATGGATCAATTACGAAGGCTTATAGAGAGTAAAGCTAATATGGCTGGAGACACTGAAAAATTAGCTATGGAAAGAGAAAAGATTGAATTTAATAAATATAAAACTGATATAGAGTTAAGATTAAAGCAAGACAAGTTTGCTTTAGAAAAAGCTAAAGAAAATGGGGATGAATTGAAAAATGTAAGTGATGGATTTATTGAGGCCTTAAATAGTACATCTCAGGAGGATTGGACAGATGAAGAAGAAAACTAAAGCAGTATTTAAATTCAAACCATTTTCTAAAAAGCAAAGGAAAGTATTGAATTGGTGGACAAAATCAAGTCCAGTAAAAGATGCAGATGGAATTATAGCAGATGGAGCAATAAGAAGTGGTAAAACTGTATCTATGTCTTTATCATTTGTTATGTGGGCTATGGAAAGTTTTGATAGCCAGAATTTTGCTATGTGTGGTAAGACAGTTGGAAGTTTTAGACGTAATGTATGGTTTTGGCTTAAAATAATGCTTTTAAGTAGAGGATATAGATATAAAGATCATAAAACAGAAAATTATATAGAAATATCTAAAAATGAGAAAACAAATTTTTTCTATATTTTTGGTGGTAAAGATGAAGCTTCACAAGATCTCATCCAAGGAATAACTTTGGCTGGGATTTTTTTTGATGAAGTTGCACTAATGCCTGAAAGTTTTGTAAACCAGGGAACAGGTCGTTGTTCTATAGATGATTCTAAGTATTGGTTTAATTGTAATCCAGATGGTCCAATGCATTGGTTTAAAGTAAATTGGATAGATAAATCAGTTGGATATCTAAGTAAGGAACAGCAAAACAATCTTATTTCAAAAAGAATAAATTTAAAAAATATATTGTATTTGCATTTCACTATGGATGATAATTTATCTTTATCGGAGAAAATTAAACAACGTTATAGAAATGGATATGTAGGTGTATTTTTTAAAAGATATATTCTAGGTCTTTGGTCTATGGCTGAAGGGGCTATATTTGATATGTGGTCAAAAGAAAATGAAATTACAGAACAAGAGTTACCTTTATCTTTAAAACAAACTGCAAGGAGATATATTGCAATTGACTATGGTACTACTAATCCAATGGTTTTTTTAGATATTTATGATGATGGAAATATCATATGGATAACGAGGGAGTATTACTATGATAGTAAAGTTAAGATGATACAGAAAACAGATAAACAATATGGTGATGATCTAGAAGAATTTATAAAACAAGGACCTAAACCAGTGGCTATAATATTAGACCCAAGTGCTGCAAGTTTTAAATCTGAAATGAGGAATAGAGGATATAGAATAAAGCCAGCTGATAATGAAGTATTAGATGGAATAAGAATGACTTCTACATTAATAGGTCAACGTAAGATTAAAATTGTTAAAGCTAATTGTAGAAGAACTTTAAGTGATATTTTAAGTTATGTATGGGATGAAAAAGCAGCTCAAAGAGGTGAAGAAAAACCAGTTAAAGAAAATGATCACGGAGATGATGCATTGAGGTACTTTGTAAAAACTATAATTAGACCTAGAAGATTGACTAGATAAAAAATGAATATATGCACTAACATACATGATTTATTGTATAAATATGCATGAATATTTATGTATATTCCTGTAAATGAGAATAGGTTTATTAGCAAATAAAAATGCGAAGTTGTAGAATGGCTTAATATCAACATTTATGGAACATTATAGTTTATAACTTCGCTAAATGTGTATTTAGTCACGAAGTTATTTATAAAAGAAATAATAAATAAAAAATAGCATCTAAAATAGATGTTTTTTTATTTTGTAGAGAAAGGAGGTTTAGTAAAGTGGGTAAAAAGAAAAAACATAATAAGGATTCAAAAGTAAAATCTAAACCTTCATCAGAGAAAAACAAACAACCTTCAAAAGGAATTACCACAGATGCCTTTGCTAATGTGTTAGCTAGGTTAGGTGCAGGGACACCGAATCTACTAGAAGGCACAGACTACCCAATGACCAGGCTTACACAAAACTTTCAATTAATGAACAGCCTTTATAGGTCGCATTGGATAGTAAGAAAAGTAATAGATTGTATACCGGAAGATATGTGTAAGAATTGGTTTACTATAAAATCACAGTTAAAACCAGAAGCATTGAAAAGATTTGATACATTGCAACGTACTACAAGAGTTCAAAGAGATATATTAGAAGGTCTTAAATGGGGACGTTTATATGGTGGTGCAGGTGCAGTAATCATTATAGATGGTCACGAAGACATATTAGACCAAAAGTTAGATTATGATATGATACTTCCCGGAAGTTTTAAGGGGATGATTATAACTGATAGATGGTGTGGTTTAACTCCTGGAGAAGAGATTATAGAGGATTTAAGTGATCCCGATTTTGGACTTCCTGAATATTATTATTGGAGTACAGAAACAGGAGATAATGTAATAGTTCATCACAGTAGGGTGCTAAGATTCATAGGAAGAGAGTTACCTAATTGGGAAAAATACGCGGAACAGCAGTGGGGAGCCTCAGAGGTAGAGGTTATTTTTGATGAATTAAAGAAAAGAGATAATACAAGTTGGAATATAGCACAACTTGTATTTTTAGCTAATTTAAGAGTGCTTAAAATGGCGGACCTAGGAGAGTTACTCGCTATAGGAGATGAAGAAGCAAAAAAAGATTTATATAATACAATACAAGCACAAAATTGGTTAATGTCTAATATGGGAATGTATATACTAAATGAAAAAGATGGATTTGAAACACATCAATATTCATTTAGTGGCCTAAATGATATATACGAATCATTTATGTTAGATGTAGCTGGTGCTGCTGAAATACCAGTCACACGTTTATTTGGAAGAAGTCCAGCAGGGTTTAATTCCACTGGTGAGAGTGACATGAAGAATTATTATGATTTAATAGAACAAAAACAAGAATCTCAATTAAGGCCAGTATTAGATAAGTTAGTACCAATAATGTTTATATCAGAGTTTGGAGCGATTCCAGATGATTTAGACTATGAGTTTAATTCTGTAGGATCACCTTCTGAAAATGAATTAGCTGATATTGTAGAGAAGAAAACTAATGCTATTATAAATGTGCATAATGAAGGATTAACAAGTCAAAAGACTTCTTTATTGGAATTAAGGGAAATGAGTAAAAGCACTGGAATGTTTACTAATATAACTGATGAAGATATAGAAAATGCTGATGACGATACAGATACAACAGGAGATATGCCAATCGAAAATAGTATTTTAGGGTATTATCCAACAAAAGATTATCCAAGTGAGGAGGTAGAAGAAGATGAATAAACAAAGAGAAGTGGAGGAACTAGAAAAACTATGTACTCCATTGGTAGAATATTTAAAAGAGAAATACGATCCATATTGCAATGTTATTATATCAGGCCATGATATAAAATTAGTAGCTACGAGAATAGGAATACCAATTAATAAAATAGATTAATAGTTGGTGATAGAATGATACCAAGAAAGAATACAGCTAAAGACTTATGGAAACCGAAAAGACGTATAGAGGTAATGTATAAAAGAAGACTTAATCAGTTGGTAAAAAATCTACAGAGAAGATTAAAAGAATCAAAAACAACAGAAGATTTTATAAAAGAATTAAGAAAAATAGCCAACAGTCCAGAATTTAAAAGATATGCAGACAGAGAAGCCATGAAAATGGTGACCAGTTTATTTACTGATGCAGGGAATACGTGGAGAGAAGCGGCAAAGAAAAATAGTAAAGGTAAAGGAATCTATTTAGCATTAAAGAAAGAATTTAAAGGGCCTATATCACTAGCTATAAATGAACAGATACAAAGGAATGCATACTTAATTAAGAGCATGCCTTTAAATGTTTCTAAAGATATTACAGAACATGTGGCTAAGGAAGTTTTCAAAGGTAGGAGAGCAGAGGCTATTGCAGAGGATTTACAAAAGAAAGTACCTTATATGCTAGAATCTAAAGCTAAGTTAATAGCTAGAACGGAGGTAAGCAAAACCTCAACAGCATTAACTAAAGCTCGTGCTGAAAATATAGGATTAAGATTTTATTATTGGAAAACTTCAGAGGATGTTAGAACAAGAGATTCACATAGAAAAATGCAAGATGTAATATGTTCTTTTAATGAACATCCTAGTCCAGAAAAAGCTAATAATGAGAAATTTGTTGGATATTATGATCCAGGATGTATATGGAATTGTCGATGTTATCCATCAGTTATAATAAACATAGATGATATAAAATTTCCTCATAAAGTTTATCATAATGGGAAAATACAACTAATGACTAAAAAAGATTTTTTAGAAATAATGATATAATAATTTATGAGGGAGGTATATTAGTGGATAAAGAGAATTGGAAAGACATTGAAGGTTATAAGGGATTATATCAAGTATCTAATTTAGGTAAAATTAAAAGTGTAGAAAGAAAAGTTAAAAATGCTAAGGGATATAGAATTGTAAAGAGCAAAATATTAACTGATAGAATAGATAAAGGCGGATATAAAATTATAGATCTTAGAAATGGAAAGGAAAAGAAAACTTATAAAGTTCATAGGCTAGTAGCATTAGCATTTATACCAAATCCAGATAATAAGCCAGAAGTAAATCATAAGCAAGAAGATAAAAAAGATTTAAACTGTGTGTCAAATTTAGAATGGGCTACATCAAAAGAGAATATGAATTATGGAACTATTAATCAAAGAAAGGCAAAAAGATTTTCAAAGAAAGTTTATCAATATACATTAGATAATAGATTGATAAAAATATGGAACTCAACAAAAGAATGCAAACAGGAGGGATTTAATAGTAGTCATGTTGCAGATTGTTGTAGGGGAATAAGTAAGACGCATAAAGGTTATAGATGGTCATACGAACCAATTGAAAATAAAGAAGAATAGATTAAATTATAAAAGCACTTACTTATTATATATGTAAATGCTTTTATTTTATTTTTAGAAATAATGTAGGAGGATTTATATGTTTAAAATAGTTAATAAGAAAAGAAACAACGATAAACCAAATGAATTAAATAATAATATAACAGTAAATGTACCAAATGATATGGGAATTGATGATATTAGGAAGGCAATTTCAAAGTTAAGTTTAAGTAAGAATGTTTTAACACCTTTAGAAGATACACAAAGAATAAAAACAAAAGTAATTATTGAATTAAATAATGGTCGTGATTTCGAAACTTATTCATACGATACGGTTCAAGAAATAAATGAAAAATTAAACTCAGATTTATACTTTATAACCATTGGTGAATTTGTTTTTAAGCGTGAATTTATAGAAAATATATGGAAAACAACAGAAGAATATAAGGGGGAATAGGAAATGCCGAAGCTAGCAGATGAAAATACTATAAAGTCATTAAAGAAATTTAGAGAGAGTTTGGACAGGTTAATAACTCTATATGAAAAGGATGAATCAGAAATAACAGAAGAAGAGCTTGAAAATGCTACTGGTAAGTTTATGATAGCATGTATGGGATTAAATATTTAAAAGCGTTACATTTTCATGAAGAATATAAAGGAGGAACTAAAGCATGAAATATACTGAAAAAATTGGAGCTGCAGAACATGTATATGAAGCTGAAACACCAGAGGAAATAAACAATTTGTATAGTAAGCTAAATGATGGTACAACAAAATTAAAATCTGCAACAGTAGAAGAATTATTAGAAATGGTAATGAGAAAACCTATACCTGTTAATTATGATTCTAGGAAACAGGTTAAAAGCTATATTGAAAAATTAATAGAATGTTATGAAAGGAATTTTAAATACATTTAACAGATATAAGTTTTAGCAATAATAATTATTAATATGTGGGAATATTTTAAGAGGTGAAAAATGAAGAAAGAAAAAATGAAGTATCCTTTTATAAGACCTTTTAAACCTTTCTTATGGAAAGAATGTAGATTTTGTGGGAAAGAATTTAGAAGAGAAAATGGTTTTATTATAAGAGATTATACTAAAGTAAATCCACAACTATATGATAGCTATTGCTGTAATGAATGTTGTGAAAATATTGAAGATGTTAAGGAAAAAATACAAGATGATGAAATGAATGTTAAAAAACTACTCAAAAAATTTAGCTTACAACACAAAAATATAGTTGAGTAAAGTCTTAATAATAAGGCTTTTTTTATTTTGTCCAAAATTACTTTGAAAGGAGGTGAGTAAGATATATGAAAGCATTTTACGGATCACGTTTTAGCCCTAATATGACTAGAACACCAGAGGGCTTTTTAATATGTCATAACGTGCCTATTGCTCGTACTGGTTGGTATGAGTATCTACCTCAAGAGTTAGGAATTGAGGGTAATCAAAATGAATTGATAAAAGTGTATAGGGATCCAGCTGAAGTATTTAGTACCTCAGCAATCGCATCATTTGAAGGTAAGCCTGTTACAGATGAACATCCACCAGAATTACTTACATCAGATAATTCTAAAATATTTATAAAAGGTACTACACAAAATGTAAGACAAGATAAAAAAGAACCTGACTTATTAATTGCAGATCTTATTATTTATGATTCAGTTTTAATTGATGAAGTAGATCAAGGTAAGCGAGAGGTAAGTTGTGGGTATGAATGTGATTACAGAGAGAATGAAGATGGAACATATAGTCAAGTGGATATACGTGGCAATCATGTAGCAGTTGTAGAAGCTGGAAGAGCAGGTAATCGTGTATCTATAAAAGATTCTAAAAACAACAAATTGGAAGGAGAGAAGAAAGTGAGTAAAAAAGTAAAAATACCACAAAAAAAGGGACCAGTAACTAATATTTTAACTGCATTAGGATTCAAACACTATGCAGCTGATGCGGAGCCTGATGAAATATCCAATACTTTAGACCAATTGGTTGAAGAAAGAGGAACAGGGGAAGATGAAGAAATAGAAGCGACTAAAGAAAATAAGGAAGATGAATCAGAGGTTAAAGATGAAAATCCAGAGGTAGCTAAACTTACACAGCAAGTATCAGAATTAAGTAATTTAGTTGGACAATTAATAGCTAATGAAAACAAAGAAAAAGCACCAGAAGAAGCTATAGACGAGGTAATTAATAAACTAGAAGCTGGCGAAGAAAATACAGTAGGTGATGAAGAAGAATCTGTTACCGTTCCAGTAGAGGAAATTACTGATGAAGATATTCCAGATGGTGTGGTAATTGATCCTCAGGATAGGCCTAAGAACCCAATACCTAATGCAGATAGTAACAAAGCTATGGCTATGGCATTAAAAGCAATGAAACCTATAATAGCAAATATGAGTAATCCAGCAGAAAAGAAAAAAGCGTGTGATTCTCTTTTAAGTGCATTTAAAAATGCAAAAAGAACACCTAAGAGTAATAATGGCTATGCTGAAATATTAAAGGCACAAAGGAAGAATGCTATGGATAGAAAAAAGGCTGAGGATGAAAAAGCTAAAGAAGCAGAATCTATAGGAGAGAATTATAAGAAAAAATTTAATCCACATTATAAGGAGGTAAAATAATATGCCAGGTGCAGCAATAGGAATTGAATTAAATCTAGGTTATCCAGGTACGGTGTCTAGAAGTGTAGACACTATCATAACAGCAAGAAAGTTACAAAGTAAAATACAAGATGGTAAGGAAACAGCTTCACCAATATTATTCGGTGAAGCTGTTATTTTAAATGAAGATAATACTTATAGTAAGTTTGGTGAAGGTAATACAGCAAAAGATTTTGTAGGTGTTGCAGTAAGAGAAGTTAAACAAACTATAGATTATTATTCTTCTGCAGGCGCATACCTTCCAAATGAAATTATGGATGTACTTAATAGAGGCTCTATAACTATATTTTGTAATAATGGTACTCCAACTGCAGGTGGAAAAGTATTTATTCGTATTAAAGAAAATCCAGCAATTCCTGATGGAAAAGTTGGACAATTTGAGGCAATGGCAGATGCAGATAATACTATAGAAATTCCAAATTTAAGATGGGCTACAAATAAACTAGATAAGAATAGAGTAGCAGAAGTTACAATTCTTACTAGGACTATATAGGAGGTGCAACGATGAGTGGATTAACAACAAATATAAATGCTTATAATGGTCAAGTGCATAATGCATTTGGAAACATAACACCAACAAAAGCAGCAATGGATGCAGCAAACAATGGAACAGGTATGGCTTTTCTACTAGGAGAATTAGAAAAAAGAGACCCAAAATTAAATGAGCCACTTACATCAGTAACGTGGATGAGAGATATAGTAGCTAAAACTGGTGGAGGATGGGCAGAAAATACATCAAACTTATTTGTAGATTATGCAACTACAGGTGGTAATAAACTCGGTTTAATTAGAGGTCAAACAAACAATATACCAGTAATGCAAGCTAATACAAGTAAAGATGTTTTCAAGACATTTATTTGGTCTAATATACTTAAAGTACCCTTTATAGACCAACAAAAGTTGCAAGGAATAGGAAGATCATTAGATTCTATTTTGGACGATGGTATTAGATTGAATTATAATAAAACAATAGATTACATGGTTTATAAAGGTGTAGAGGAAGAGGATGTTTATGGATTAGTTAACAATTCATCAATTGCTATTACTACTGTGGCTAAGGGGAAATCAGATAAAACAACTTGGAAAGATAAAACACCGGATGAAATTTTAGATGATATTAATACTGTTTTAACTGAGGCATGGACTAATAGTGAATATGATTTAGGAGGTATGCCAAACCATATACTAGTTCCACCGCAACAATATACTTACATTGCTACTAGAAAAGTATCTGAAGCTGGTAATGTATCTATACTAACTTACTTGCTAGAAAATAATATAGCCAAAAATCAAGGTGTAGATCTTGTAATAGTTCCTAGTAGATGGTGCGCAAATGCAGGTCTTAATGAAACTAATAGAATGGTGGCATACGTAAATGATGAAAGTAAAGTATTAATTGATATACCAGTACCAATCATGAGAGGAATGACACAACCTAGTGTTGGGGATATTGCTTATTTAACTTCTTATATGGCTAATATAGGACAAGTTAAGTTCTTATATAATCAATGTGTTATATATGCAGATGGTATATAAAAAATAATTTAAATTAATAAATTAAAAGCTTTAGTGTAGTGCTAAAGCTTTTTCTATTAAGGAGGAAAATATGAAAATATATACAAATAAAGTCCTACTTTTTAAAGATGGTGATTTACAACATAAAGCCACAAATTTTGAAATACAACCTGCACCAGATTGGATAAAAGATACACCTTTATTTAAACTAGCTAAAGCAGATGGAACACTAACAGTTATAGAAAGTAAAGAACAAACAATAGCAGCTGAAAATGGAGATCTAAAGAATAAAGGTAAAAATAAAGAAAAAGGCAGTAATAATGAATCAGAAGAAGCTAAAACAGATGAAAAGAGTAAATAGGTTATGTTATGAGTAAATTAAATGGATTAATAGGCAGTGCAGGAAATATAAAACCTGGAACTAATCCACCTTTTACTTTAGAAGATTTTAACCAAGTATATCCACAGTTTAAAGAAACAGTTCCATTAATAGTATTGGAAATGTATTTAGACATGGCAAATAACTGCATTAAGGAAAGTAGATGGCATAAACAATGGAAATATGGAATGTGTTTATTTATTGCACATTTTTGCACTCTATATTTACAAGGTGTAGCAGATGCCAATGGTGGAGTTAAAGGAATACTAGAAGTTGGAAAAGCACAAGGGTTAGACACTTCTATAAGTGTTGGGGATGTGTCCATAAGTACAGATTATAGTATTACCACAAGCAATATAGAAGGTTGGAATGGCTGGAGCCTCAGCACATATGGACAGCAACTAATAGCTATAGGTAAATTAGTTGGAAAGGGCGGAATGTATGTATATTAAGGATGTGTTTATATGTTAAATGGATTTACTAATGTTAGTATAACTAAAGATTTAACAAAAGATATAAAGAAATCTTTAGAGGATTTAGCTAAAAAAACTATCTGTGTAGGTGTTCCAGATAGTACAGAGCATCCAGACAGTAAAATTACTAATGCAGAATTGCTCTATATCCATACAAATGGTGTAAGAGATACTACAATGCGAAGAAAAATGCAACATGATTTAGATTCAGGTGTGCCTTATAGCAAGGCACATGAATTATATGTACATGAAAATGGTTCACCCTTGTGGGATGTTCCGCCTAGACCAGTCCTTGAGCCTGCAATGGATAATAATAAGGAATTAATAGCAGAAAAAATGAAACAAGCTGCTTTAAGTTTCTTGGATGGGAATAATTTAACTACTGAATTAGAAGAAGTAGGTACATTAGGCCAAAACATAGCAAGAGATTGGTTTACTAATCCTGAAAATAAGTGGCATAAGAACTCAGATGCTACTATAAAAAGAAAAGGTAGTGATAAGCCACTTATAGATACTGGGGAATTAAGAAAAAGTATCATTTATACAATTAAAGAAGGTGAAAGTTAATGATTAATGTATCTAGAGTAATAAATGACCCTAGAGTATCTCAAACCTTTATCATTTTTAGGAAACCAGGTAAATGGGAAAGAGGTAGATTTATTCTACAGAAAGATGAAATTGAAACTAATATGCGGGGTGTAATAAGTGTAGCAAAGCCTAAAGATATAGAAATTATTCCTGAAGGAGATAGAGTTGGCGGGGAATTAGTAATTTATAGTACACAAGAGATATTTACTACACGTAAAGGTGAGAAGGATTCAGGAACTTCAGATGAATTATTATGGCATGGCGAGAGATATAAAATATATTCCGTCAGCCCTTATGTTGACTACGGTTATTACAAAGCCATAGCTATGAGAAAGGCTAGTTGTTAATATGGCAGACCAAGTATTAAAACTGAAAGAAATAGAAGATTTTTTCTTTCAAATAACTTGTGAAATGCTAAATATAGATTTTGAAAAAGAAGAAAATCAGGACAAGGTAAGAATAGCATGGCAAACAGAAGGCGCGCCATCATGGAGTATTGATGAAGATATAGTTTTCCTAAGAATAACGCCAGTAGATGATAGTATGACGAGACAGCAAAATATTATAATTGATCCTGTTGAAGAAGACAAAGCATATGCTAAAAAACAAACAGGGTATACCAGAGTTCACAAAATAAATTGGACCCTATACGGCCCAAATAGCTATGATAATGCAGATGTAATTAGACATCTGCTTTTTGATTATAACTATATGCAGAAATTTAAAGATAAAAATCTTTTTTTAATAACAGATGTACCAATGCCAGTAAGGCTACCAGAATATTATAATGGCCAATGGTGGGAAAGGACGGACTTTAGTTCAACTTTTAATGAGGCTGTTATTAAAGAGAGCAAAATACCTTATATCACAGGTACAGATATAAGGATTATTAAAAATAGATAGGAGGAATATAATGTCAACATTACCGTTAGATGACATAGTAAATGTTTCGATTAATATTGGAGCTTCCACTACTATAAGGACAAACTTTAATGTAGCTTTAATTGTTGGTAATTCTTCAATTATAAAGCCAGAAGAGCGAGTGAAAACTTACAGTAAGATTTCGGAAATGATTTCGGATGGTTGGAAAGGTAATGAGCCTGAATTCTTAGCGGCTCAAATTTATTTTTCACAAGTTCCGAAACCAATAAAGGTTGCAATTGGTTTATGGGATAAAGAATCAGGTGAAACTGCAGTCCAAGCTATAAGTGCTTGTAGAATTTGTAATTCAGAATGGTATACAGGTTATGTGTGTGAACTTTCTAAGGGTGAGACTATAGAAGTGGCTAAGTTTATAGAATCTGCTACACCTTCAAGTACTTTTGCATACTCAACTAGTGACAGCGAAGTTCTAGAAAATAAAAAAGGCAATTTAGTTGAACAATTAAAAGAATTAAGCTTACGTAGAACTATTGTGCAGTATTCAACTATAAATCATTCAATAATAGCGGCTATAGGCTTTGCAATGGGAGCTAACACACAAACAGCAAATTCTGCTTATACACTTAAATTTAAAGAAGAAATAGGTATAAAACCCGAGGCATTGTCAAGTACTCAAAAAACTTCATTAAAAATGAATAATTGCAATGTATATATTAACCGAGGTTCAGTATATAACTTATTTGAAGATGGGGTAATGGCAGATGGAACCCCGTTTGATGAAATACTTAATTCAGATATTTTAACTAATAATATACAATTATCTGTTATAAATGCTTTACAAAGTAATTCAAAAGTATCGCAAACTGATCCTGGAATGGATAATTTATTGAATTATATAACGGCTCCATTAGAAAAAGCAAGGAGTATTGGGTTTATAGCTCCAGGTGTATGGAATGGCCAGCCCATTTTATCAGTTAAAAAAGGTGATGTATTACCAAGAGGTTATTTGGTTTTAAGTGATTCTATCGATTCACAATCCCAAGCAGATCGAGAAGCTAGGAAGTCACCGCCAATTTATGTTTTAGTTAAATTAGCAGGTTCTTTGGAAGGTATCTCAATAGCAGTTAATGTAGGTAAATAGGAGGGATTAAATGAAATTTTCAACTTATAGCTTTCAAGATGTTACTTGCTCTTTTCAACATCCAGCGGTTGGAGCTAAATCATCAACAGGTGCAGGTATAGGAACCATAACCGTTGCAATGGCTTCAGATAGAACACATCATGAAGCTGCAGCAGATGGAAAGATAATGGTATCTAAATTAATAGCCAGAAATGGTACAATAGCAATTACAATGCAGCAAACTTCAGAGCTTCATAAATATTTAATAAAGTGGTACAACTACATTGATATTGCAGAACCTAGTCAATGGGCACTTATGACATTAACAATAAATTCTAAAAATCTAGGAGATACAACAAGTTGTACAGGGGTATCACCGCAGAAACTGGCAGATAGGCCATATCAAGCACAGGGTCAGAATATTACATGGAACTTAATGGCTGCTGAAATAACAGAATCTTAGGGGGTGAATACTTAAATGAATCAGCCAGAATTATATAAAGATATAGAAATTAGAGAACGTAATTTTAGATTAAATAAAGTGGATGCTCGAACAGGATCATACATGTTAGTTAAATTAACTAAAATAATAGCTCCTTTAATTCAAACAATTGATTTAGAAGATTTGGATAATTTAAATTTAAATGATATAAACTTAACTGAATTAATGAGCCCTTTATTAGAATTACCTGAAAAGGAATTTAGATATATACAAGATAATTGCTTAAGAGTTGTGGAAGAAATATTACCTGGTGACACAATAAAAATAATAGATAAATATGGTACATTCCAAGCATTAAATATTGAATTTGACACTTTTTTAGTTATGAATTTAACTGTTCAATCCTTAATTTTTAATGTTAAAGGTTTTTTCGACGAAAGCGTCTTGAATACAATAATGAAGAAGTTGAATATATCCCAGCAGAATTTAAAAATGTAGATAGTTTTTTATTTGCACCTGTTATAGCTGGAATGTGGCAACAACACCAATTATGGGACGGTACTTACAATCTTGATGATTTGTTAGACGCTCATGAAATATTATTAGTAAAAGCAGAGAATGAGCGTAGAGCTTACGAAGCTTCACAAAAAGAGGTGATGTAATGGCTGTTGATGTTATAAAAGAATATCTGGTAGGAATAGGCTTTAATTTAAATGAAGAATCTTTTCAAGAAACACAAGAAAAATTATCAACTACAGGAGAAAAGATAAAAGAATTTAATAAAGGAAACAAAAAAAGTTTTTTAGAAGGTAATGAAGGATTAAAAGAATTTATTCAATTATTAAAGAAATCCAATACAGTTAATAATATGTTTCCGGGTCTTCAAGATGCTTTTAATGGAGCCATATCAATAGTAAAAAAAATAAAAAAATTAAATTCGGACTTAAATAATCCAAAAGAAAGTAAAGTTAAATCTAAAAAAAATAAAATTATATCTAAAACTGATTATAAACCTAAAAATAAAATAAAAAAAAGCCTTAAAACAAAAGAATATAAAGGCAATGACAATGCAATAAAATTCAAACCTAAGGCTATATCCAATGATAGATTAAAAGATCTGATGCAGGATGTATCAGAAGCTAAGAAAAATATATTGCCTTTTGGCCAAGCTTTAGGAGAAGGATTAATTAAAGTTAAAGATAAGGCTAAATTATTAGCTGAAGGTGGAGGTAAATCTTTAAAAACTTTTTCCCTAAAGGGAATATTAAGTTTTAATAAGATAGTTCTTGCAATTGTTGCAGCAGTATTAGCAGTTAAAGAATTGATAGGCCATCTAAAGAAGATGGCTAATGAAGACATTAAAAATGAAAAATTATCACGTCAATTATGGACTACTAAACAAAATGCAAAAGAAATAAATGATGCACTAGGGACTTTAGGTGCAAATATGCAAGATTTGTATTTAAGTCCTACTTTATTAAAACAATTTAACCAGCTTAGAAAGGATTCAAAGGACTTAGGTTTGCCCCCAGACTATGAAAAAAATATAAAAGTGGTTCATGGTTTAGGACTGGAATTTAAAAGATTAAAACAATTAGGTAAGTTATCAATGCAATGGATAGGTAACTATATATTAAAATATCTTGCGGGGCCATTAGCGGAATTTAAACAAAAATTAAGTAATTTCAATGAAAAGTTTAAAAAAGCAATACCATATATAGGGAAATTCGTAGGAACAATATTAGGAAGTATATTAAGAATTTTATTATTAATATTTAGAGTATTAGAGCCCATATTTTCAATAGTATCTAAAATAATTAGTTTTATAATAGGACTAATAGAAAAAATACCAGGACCAATAAAAAAAATATTGAAATTAATAATAGCTATAACAGCTGTAATAATGGCAGGACCTGTTGGAGCAATAGTATTACTCATTGCTTTGGTTGACGATTTTTTTACATTTTTAAGAGGTGGAAAATCAATTATAGGGAGCGTATTTGGATTTTTTAGAGAAAAGGGTCTTGACGCTATGAGAAGTATTAAAAGTAAATTTGAAGATTTAAAAGAATCTCTTAAGCAAAAGATAAAGGAAAATGGATGGGATGAATATTACGAAAATGCCATTAAAACATTTGAAGGTATAAGAGAAAAAGCAAAAGAAGTATGGGGGGACATAAAGGAATGGTCTAAAGGAGTTTGGGATAAAGCTAAAGATTTTTTTAAAGGTGAAAAAGGAGTTGAAATGAAAAATTCAGTTCAATATTATAATAAAAATATAGCTTCAAAACCTAATATTCCACCAAGTTATGCTACTAATAATAAAGTTTCAAATAGTACAAATACATCAAATAGTAACAATAAGATAGCTAATAATGTAGAAATTAAAGTTTCTAGCAATGATCCTAAAGGTGCAGCTAATGCAATAGGTAGCAAAATAAAAGGTATTAATACTAGAAACTTACAAGGAGCTTTTTAATGGCAAATGAGATTTTTAAAACTTGTTTTTATACAGGTGATGAAAGACTTATTTTTGACGCTATATTTAGTACACAACATGATTCTTCCTTAAATATTACGGAACATCCTGTTCAATCAGGAGCAAATATATCAGACCACGCTTTTAAAGAACCTAGAATTTTAACATTCGATATAGGTATGAGCGATGTTATGACTAGTGTTATCCCTGGACAATTTCAAGGTGATTCAAGGTCAATAAATGCATACAGAAAAATAGTAGAATTACAAGATAACAGGCTACCTATAACAGTAGCTACCAAATTAGGTACTTATAATAATATGCTAGTGGAAACTATAACTACTATGGAAGATGAAAAAACTATTTTTGGATTAAGGGCAACAATTACATTAAGAGAAGTTTTTGTAGTTAATGTTAAAACTGTTAAAATATCTGCTAGACCTCAAAAATCTAATAGTAGTAATGATGGAGTAAAAAATGCTATTAAAGAAGATAGTAGTTTACTCCGTTCTTTTTTCAATTAAATTAAGGAGTTATATAAATGGATAAAGATGTATATGTTATACCTTTAGAACCTAATCCAAATCAAGAATTCACTTGTGAATTGCCAGTAGACGGAAAGAAACTTAAATTATTCTTTTTCCTAAGATATAATACAGAATCGAAATGTTGGGAAATGAATATAAATGATTCTAATAATAATCCTTTGGTTTGTTCAATCCCTTTAGTATCTGGGTTGAACCTTTTAGAACAATATAGCTATTTAAATATCGGCTCCGCCTACTTAGTTAGATTAAATAATAATTTAAATACTTCAAGACCAAATGAATTCAATTTGGGTAAAGATTTCATATTAGTTTGGAGTGATACAAAATAAGTACTGAAAAAGTTGAAAAAAGTGTGTGGTCATTTCTGAAAGGAAAAGGATTACCGGAAAATTCCATAGCTGCTGCTATGGGAAATATCGAGGCAGAGTCTGAATTCGATGAAAATTTAATTGAGGCTGGTAATGGTATAGGGTTCGGTTTATGTCAATGGAGCTTTGAGCGTAGAACTAAGCTTGAAGCATATGGGAAAAGCCTAAACCATCAGCTAAACTTTATGTGGGCTGAATTATCAGGAAAAGTTGGAAACACAGGTGCTTCGTTAGAATGGATAAATAAAGGCGGATATCTATCCCATGACAAATTTATGAAAGGAAAAGGAAGTATACCAGATTTAACTAAAGCTATGTGTTTTTGCTGGGAACGTCCTAATGCAGCTTTAGCACATCTTGATAGAAGGATAAAAAAAGCTAATGAATATTACAATAAATTCAAAGGAACTGCTGGCACTAGTGCTAATGTTGAAAACTCATCAGATGCAGGTCAAGGTATAACAATTGAGGCAACAAATTATCAAGTTGTTAAAGGATCTGAAAAAACAGGAGACACATTGTATGGTAGAAGATATAGAATTACTGTAAGTGATAGTAAAGGCAATGCTTTTGATGTATCTCAATTGCATTGTACTTTTGATATAGTTAAAACTATACAAATGGAGCCTAATACTTCAGAAATAACTATTTATAATTTAGATTCTAACACTGAAAACAAAATCATGATGAATGGTGTTAGGGTTACAGTAGAAGCAGGGTATGAAGGTAGTCAGTTCGGACTTATATTTGATGGAGATATATTGCAAACTATTAGAGAAAAAGAAAATGCTAACACTTATAAATTAACGATAATCGCTCTTGATTCAGATAGAGCGATTAACTTTGACATATCTAATTTTTCTGTAATGAGGGGGCAAACAGCTAGAAGTATAGTTAATCATATAACTAAACAAGCTGTAGTTCCTATGGATTTAGGCAGTATATCTGATTCTTTAAAAGGCCAAAAGTTAACAAGAGGAAAAGTTATTTTTGGGAAAACCTCGGATTACTTAAGACAAATTGCTAAAAGTAATAATTTAAAATGCTATATGGATAATGGAGTTGTTAACTTAATTGATTTAAAAGAACTACCTAAAGATACAATATTTGAATTAAATCCTAAAAGCGGTTTAATAGATGTGCCAGAACAAACAGACTTTGGAATATCGGGACAATGTTTACTAAACCCGCAGATAAAGCTAAACACTTTGATTCATATTGATAATAGTTTAGTAAGAGCAAAGAGAATAGAATTTAATAACAATAATGCAATTCCTGGAAGTTCGGAAAACTCAACTACTTCCACAACAGATACTAGGAGTAAGATTATATCAGAAGCAAAACAAATCTGCGATGATCCCCAAGTACAGTATAGTCAAGAATATAGAGGCCAGACAGTTGCTGGAATAAAATATTGGGATTGTAGTTCTTTTGTTAAACATTGTTATAAAGTAGCAAGCCTAGAAGTAAAAGATATAACCTGGAACCAATATGCTGAGGTAAAAAATGAAGGCGGTAAATTTGTTTCACAATCAGAAGCAAAGCCAGGGGATATGGTTTTTTGGGGTAAAGATTCAGATTGCCATCACATAGCAATTTACGCAGGTGATGGTCATTGCTATGCCGCAAGAGGTAGAGAAGGAAAAGCACCACAGGATCAAGTAGCTTATCATGCACTGTATGGAAGTCCGGAGTTTGGACGACCTAAATGTTTAATAGATGCAGATAAAGGTAAATTACCAAGTGCTAATTCAACAGATGATAATACTTCTGAGAATGAACCCATTCCGCCACTTTTTAGATCGTTAGATAAAGACGGTATTTACAGGATAATAAGATTAGAATACATTGGCGATACAAGGGGCAATGAATGGTATACAAAGTTTGAAACTATAGATCAGTTAGGAGGTGTAATACCAGCAGTTTCAAATTAACTGTTAATATTATGAGAAATAGAAATATAGATGAAATTTTAGAATCAGATATAGAATTATTTAAAAACATGGGAGATTCATGGGAAAATAATCTCAGAGTTGCTTGCCCTGGTATAATACAAAGCTTTGACTCAGAATCACAAACAGTTACTGTACAACTTGCATTAAGAGAACATATTTATAACGGATATGATAAGCAGTGGGTTAAGTTACCATTGCTATTAGATGTTCCTATAATTATTCCTCGTGCTGGTAATTATGTTCTTACTATGCCAATAAAAAAGGATGATGAATGTCTAGTGATTTTTGCAGATATGTGTATTGATGCATGGTATAGCTATGGTGGCATTCAAAATCAAATAGAAAAAAGACGGCATGATTTATCAGATGGATTTGCAATTTTGGGGGCATGGAGCCAACCAAATAAAATAGAAGATTATTCTACAGATTCATGCCAATTAAGAACTATAGATAATACTTCATGTATAGATATCAAACCAGGGGAAATTAATATAAATTCATCAAGCGTTAGGGTTAACGGAAAGGATGTGTTAACTCGTGAGGTATAGAATGTTAGACGAAAACGGTGATTATTCTTTTGGAAAAGGACAACAAAATTTTACATTTGGCACATATGCAGTAAGTCAAGCAATAAAAACAAGGCTTTTACTTCTAAAAGGTGAATGGTGGGAAAATTTGAAAGAAGGATTACCATTATTTCAAGATATGTTAGGTTCTCCTGGAAGTGATGAAAATATATATATTGTTGATAGTTTAATTAAAGAAAGATTAATAAAAACACCAGGAGTTTTAGAAATTAAAAACTTTGAAAGTAGAGTAGAAAAAAGACAATATTCTTTCTTTTGTACTGTAGTTTCAAAATATGGCCCAGTAGAAATATCACAAAATATGTAGAGAGGAGGTATTGTATGGCTTATTTCCCAGCTTATATAGATAAAACCGGGCTACACACTCCAAGTTATGAAGATATAAAAAATAAACTAATTGATGATGCTAAAAATATATATGGCCAAGATATATACTTAGGAGAAGATAGCCAAGATTATCAATATATATCAACAATTTCTGAAAAGGCTTTAGATACTTTCCAAATAGCACATCAAGTTTATAACAACCGTGGCCCTAATGGTGCAATTGAAACTGGATTAGATTCCGTAGTTAAAATTAATGGTATTAAGAGAAAACCATACACTTACAGTAAATGTCTAGTAACTATAAGCGGATCTAAGGATACTCTTATAAAAGACGGAGTAATACTAGATAAAGGCAACATAAAGTGGGAAATTCCACATGAAGTTGTAATACCCGAAAGTGGTCAAATTGATGTTATAGCTAAATGTACAATACCAGGTCCTATAGTAGCTAATCCAGGTGATTTAGTAGATATGTTTAACCCCACATATGGATGGAATGGTGTTTATAATAAAGAATCTGCTAAATTAGGTTCAGAAATTGAAACAGATGGAGAATTAAGAAAAAGACAAAGTCAAAGTACTGCTCAAGCAAGCTCAACTTTATTGGAAGGTACAAGTGGAGCAGTAGCACAATGTAATAAAGTTTTAAGATCAAAAGTCTATGAAAATGACACAAATAAAACAAATGAATTAGGTTTGCCACCACATTCCGTTACTGCAGTAGTTGAAGGTGGAAAGGATGAAGAAATAGCGGAAGCTATTAGAATTCATAAAGGTATTGGATGTTATACAAATGGAGATATTGAAGTTGTTGTTAAAGATGAGAAGGGTAATAATAATAAAATAAGATTCTTTAGACCAACATACGTAGATATTGAAGCTACAATAAATATAAAACCTTTAGATTGTTACACAACAGCAACTACAGAATCTATTAAAGAAAATTTACAAACTTATTTAAATTCTATGGAAATAGGAGCAGGCTTATCATTATCTATATTATGGGGAGTAGCCTTACAAGCTATGCCAGATTTAAGAAATCCTTTGTTTTCTATAGTTGGTATAACTGCTTCGAGAGTAGGAGAAACACAAAGCACTGAAGATATAAAATTAAAATTTAATGAGGTTTGTAGAGGTAATGTAAATCTTATTAAAGCAAATATAATATAGAGGTGATGTTATGGCTATAAAAAAATATTTAGATAATATAACATCCCAACACAGAGATAAACCTAAATATATGGCATGGCTAAGTAGTATTTTAACTATTCTAGACCATGCTTATTTAGTTATAAAATCTATAGATATTAATTTTGACATAGATTATGCGATAGGAAAACAATTAGATACATTAGGAAAAATAATAGGTAGAAAAAGAATTCTTACTTTTCAACCTCTTAATGGCCATAACCCTATTCTGGATGATGAAACTTACAGACTTGTATTAAAAGCTAAAATAGCAATGAATATGTGGGATGGTACAGTTCCTAAAATGTATGAGATTTGGGACAACATTTTTAAAGACATAGGGCTAGAACTGCAAGATAACCAAGATATGAGCTTTAATGCTTACATAACTGGCTATGTAAATCAAATTAGGCAGGATTTGATTCAGCACGGTTATATAGTTCCAAAGCCTGAAGGTGTAAAAGTAAATTATATATTAAAGTCACCAATGGAATTTAAGCCTTATTTTGCTACTTTAGTAACAACTTCCAAACATGAAATAATTAATATGTCGTATGAACCAAAAGAAATAATAAACTTTAAAAAATATTCATATTTCACTATGTGTAATTCAAGTAAAAGTATTATCAGTATGAAAGGGGTTGAGGATTTTGGCAATATTTAAAAATATGTATATAACAGAAAAAGGCATTAGTTTATATGCTAAAGCACAAGCAGGTCAGCAAATTAATTTTACTAAATTACAAATTGGCTCCGGTCAAATAGAAAATAGAAACCCAATGACATTAACTACATTATTGGAACCCCAATTAGATGTACCAATTGTTTCTATTATAGCTAATTCAGAGTTAAAGAGTGCAGCCATAATAGGTAAAATAACAAATAAAAATGTTAAGGAAGCTATGTATATTTGTGAGCTAGGATTGTTTGCTAACGATCCTGATGAAGGCGAAATATTATATGGATACGTTTCAGCAGGGCAATACGGAGATTATTACGCTCCGGAATCTCAAGGCCCTTTTAACTGGGAATATCAAGTTAATGCTTCAATTGGCAATGCTGCTAATGTTACAGCAGAGATTTGTGAATTAGATTATGATTATACTTTATTAAGTACTAACAAGAGTTTAATACATCTAGAAGGTGGAAATCAAAAGGAAATAAATAAAAGTATAGATAATTTATTTAAATCAGTTAAGTCGGATTTGGCTGATATTACGAAGCAACAAGGTGATTTAAAAAACTTAAAAACTATAGATAAAACCAATTTAGTAAGTGCTGTAAATGAGCTTTTTCAAAATGCCAATAATGGTAAATCAAGCATAGCAAATGTTGTTGGAAATCCATTATTGGCTACTGATACTTTTCAACAACAAAGTAATAAAATTCAAACATTAAAAAATACTTTTGCTACTAATTTAACTGCTAAAGAACAACCATCAACAGGTAATGAAACA